ACTTTTTGAACATAAGCTTTATAATAAGATTCTACATCATAATTAAATAATGATAATGCAGAATTATTTAGAGCCTGTACTTGAAAGTACGGTATTCTCTCTTCCATCAAGTTGTTCTTCAATAATTATAAATAATTTATTCCAACACTCAAACATAGATTTTAATCTATAAACTCGTGCATTGTGAATAGGTTCTTCATTTTCACCAATTGGTTGATTAATTTGATTTTGTAAATCATCAATTGCATGGTCTAAATGTATTCTTACAGAATCATAATTTCCATCTTCCAAAGATTTTACTAATTGGTTGACTTGATCATAACCTTGACAAGCATTAAAACAACTTTTGATATACTCTTGATCAAATTCTAGTTTTGTCGTCATAATGTTTTAATAGTTTTGTAAATTCATCAATATTCATCACAACCAATGTTTTTTTATTCTTTCGTTTGTGAAAAACAATAGTTGGGTAATCTTTTCTTTCAGGAACTAACTCTTTAATTTTAACATTAATTTCATCAATTAATGTAAGATAATTCATGTTAGAATCAACTGCTTTACATTGAACATTAAAAGGAATGTACGCAATATCTACTTTAGCATCATCTAGTAATCTACTAGCTTGTCTGCTTGTTCGTGCTCTTAAAAAACCAAGTTCTTTAAAATAATTGGTACATTTCCTTTCATAATTATGTCCTGCTCGTCTATTTTTAGAACCATTATGTTTTGGTTTTAAATCGCTATGTTGCTCAGACATTCTTTAAATCTTTTTACAGCTTGTTCTTTTAAGATATTACTATCTCCCAAACTTTTAGGTTTTTCAATTGGTCTTGAATAAAACTTTTGTAAACTATTAACAGCTAAAATATCAATTTCTTGCTCTTTGCAAAATGGTACAACCACTTTTTCAAAATAATTTTTCAAATGAGGATTTGCATTGTTACTACTTATTAAGTCTTCTCTCACAAATAACTTGTAATATTTACTCTCAATATATCCATCTAAATGATAAAGTTGAGAAATTACATTTTTATCAATACATAAGATATATTGTAAGTTTTCTAATTGATTATTTTTAATAGTGAACATTCCATAAGGAACTGAGAAATAATTAATAGGTTCTTCTTTATATTTAGATGTAATTACTCCATAATAATCAGTAAAATAGCTTTTACTTACTGCTTTTTTAGGCGTATGACGTTCTAATATATTAAAATATTTAATCCTACAAACACAATCATTAATATCATGATATACTATTGATCGTTTTAGATCTAATAAACTTGCTGATATTTCACTAATAAAAAGATCTTTTAATTTTCTAGTAAAGCTATTTATCAAATATTCATTATTACTGTTAAATATTTGTGTTACTATTTCTTTAGTACTTCCAGTTCTGTATTTATCAGGGATTTTTGTAACACTAATAACACTTTTAATAAATTCATTAGCTTCTAAATTATTAAAGTTAAGAGTAGCTATATTTTGTGTTTTATTTAAACTTTTTAAAACAGCAGTTAGTTTACTTCTATTTACATTAAGAAGTGGAATATATTTTACAGTTGGATTTAAATATAATGCAATACAATTATTGTTTATTGTAAATGTATCATATTCTGTACTTAATCTTTTACTTTGTGATAATGAGTCGTTATTATCTAAACTACTATATAATAAACTTTTAACTTTCATGTATTTTAAAATTTAATAACTCTAATGAATATGTCATTTTAAAAGGTACTTCACGAACAGCAGCATCTAATTTTTCATTAGTTACATAATTGTTATAACAACTTACCATTAAAGAAGCTATTAATGCTCCACAATAACTAGTTGCTTTGTAATTACAAGGTTGTTCTGTAACTTCAGAATCATCAAATAATGTTTTTTCGTACTCCTCTTCAAGTCCTGGTATAACACAATAAATTTGTCCTTGTTCAGCTAACATTCGTCCATCAATGAATATTTTTCTTGAATCATTTTGTTTCCAAGCATCAAACATTAATTTACGAGCACTCATATTATCAAAACCTGAAAAAACAATATCTCCAATCATACTACCTTCTTCAAATTTTCCTAAACAAGTTACATTATCTGAATTTGAAAATTCTTTTATTGTATCTTTAATGCTTTGAGTTTTTAACTTTCCAATATCTTTCATTTTATATAATTGACCACCTAAATTATGTGTTTCAATTAAATCAAAATCATAAAGATATAAATTAGCTTCTTGTCTAGCTAATAGAAAAGATAAATAACTTCCAATTCCTCCAACACCACCTACAACAATACTTACATTTGGATTATACCAAATAGCTTCATTAAATCGAGATGTTAATGGATTTATATTTTGTTTTTCAATAACTTCTGCTTCTTCCATATTAATTATATAATCCATGTCCGAGTTGTTGAGCATTATCTTCAAAACCTTTTTCAATTATTTCATTAATTGTTGGAGTATTTTCTACTTTTTTTAGATTTGAATCAAATTTATGAGCATTTTTCTTAATATCATCTTTAACTAATTTATCATATTTTTCAACAAGATTATCAAATAAAGGTTTAATAACATCACTATAAGGTACTGACTTATAAGTTTTACACCAAAATACCATTGAACGTGCTGCTTCTCTTAATACATCATTAGTAATATGTGTATTATTCGCAATATTACTTCTTATGTATTTTTCAAATTCATTGAAAATTCTACTATTTTCTTTAGTTCTTTCAGGAACACTTTGTAACAAATAATTATTGTGTTTTGCAATAAGAGTAGAATACAAAGTTTCAGTTGCAGTATTATTAGATGTAATCAATCTTACCATTATAAGACCAACAAGAGTGTCATTAAGAATGCCCCACTCATCTTCCCTTGTTTTTATATTTGTTCTTTGATTTTGTTGATTTTGATTTGGAATGTTTTGACTGTTTGCGTGAGGATTTGGAAAATTTGCGTGATTTTCATAATAGGGTCGTCCATATCCACCTTGAGAATGTCCTCCAGCATACGCATTATAAGCAGGAACTTTTCTCTTATCTTTAATCAAATTATATTGATTTGAAACTTGTTCATCTACTTCATATTTTACATCACATTCTACTTCAACAATACACTCATATTCTTTGTTTGTATTATTTGTAGAAAATTCAATACTATCTTCAGTACCTTCTTGTCCTAAAAAATTAAATGTATCTTCAGCACTTGTATAAACAATTTTTCTCTTACCTTTAATTCCAATTTTAGCAACTGGTTTACAAGCAAAATTTACAATAAGTGATAAATACATATTATAATTCTTAGAATTATCATGTAATTCACTATCATCAGTACCACTGAAAAATGCAGCCATGTTATGATGTGTATGTAAATGTCCTATTTTAATACGACCTTCCATTAAACCATCCATTAAATCTGGATAATCTTCAAGAACTGTCATAAAATCAGCAGCATTTTGATTATATTCAGTATAAGTTCCAGTACCAATGTCTTGTAAATGAACATGATGTGCTTTAATTACTACTGAATTTGGATCTTTAATATCCCCTTCTAAAATTTCATAAAATAATGGCCCTGACCACTCATCACTACCTATTTTATTGTGTAAAAAAGTTACAATGTTTTGTAAGTTTTTACTAATTATGATACTAGGCTTTCCTTCAAATTTATGAATTGAAAGTGAACTAGTTCTTACTACGTTATTATTTGTGCTCATTAATTTATAATGTTATTTATTGTGTGTTCTAACTGTTTTACATGTAAAGGACTAGGTACTAATTCATAATCTACCTCATCTTTTTTAACATCTATCAGTTTCATTTCAAACTTATAATCATTGTGTTTACTATCTTTAACATTTTTAAAAATAGTATTTTGACTAGTAGTTAAGAATTTAACTACTGAAGTATTTTTAAAGTTAGATATAGCAGTTCTAACTGTACTACCAAAATTTTCTGAAGTATTTCTTTTAATATAATATATTCCATTATTAAAATAAAGTTTAGGAATCAGTTTAGTATTTTTTTCATCAGCTTCAATAATAGATCTAGGATCAACTTTTAAATAATCTATATTATTTTGTTTAACTACAATATAAGATAATTGATTTAAAAAGTTAGAATTAAACATTTCATTTTTAATTTCATTAGGATAAAATTCATCAACTCCACTTATATAACTTGATGTTTGTAATCCACTAGTTATTAATGTTGCATCCATACTTATTTGGGTATACTGACTTTCATTTTTTGCAATACTATTCATTTTAATATGTGGAACACCTTCCAATGATTCCCAAGATAAATATGTTGGTATTTGCATAAAGAAAGATAACCAATCATTTTCATTAAATGAATTAGAACACATTTTTGCTAATGCTAAACTTATAGGTTGACCTTCTCCTAAACAAAATGTACTTATAAATCCATAATGTAAAGGATTACTAGAACTTCCTATTGCAGATAAATGAGAATGTACATAACCTGATTCAAGTTCTTGAGGAATAAATGAAGTTTTAAAACCAAGAGGTCTTGAATGTGTACATTTAAAATTATTTGTTACTCCAAATACAACATGTATATCATAAATAGTATGTTTTTCACCTCTACTATTTACAAGATCTATTTGAGGAAACTTAATCATGTAATATATTAATATGTTACCATTATTTATACTACCTGATTGTACATTTTTATCATATACTTCTGAATAATACCATGAATCAGGAAATAAATCATTTAATATATTTTCAATAATAGTTCTTCTTTCTAAAAATGTAGGTTCTTTATAAAAAGTATTATATGGTGATTTTAAAGTACGAGTTCCTAAAATATCATTAAATTCTTTTGTAGTTAAAATTTCAACATCTTTTTTTGAAAGATATATTCCAAATTTTGCTATTGTTGCATTATAAATAGTTATAGGTTCATATTCTTTATCTGTTATTTTATAACTATTTCTAATACCAAATGTATTATGAGAATGATCATAAACAAAAAAATGAACTAATTCTACACCTTTCTCTTTATATTTTAAATATAAATAATAACCATCATTCATTTTATCAAATATTTCATCAACAAATATAAATTCATCATAGTTTCCTACAGTTGAATTGGCAGGAAGTGTAACTGTTCCTGTATATGGATTAGTTATTAAAATACTTCCTGATGAATTTATATTACTTATGGTAAATACATATTTAGTATATTCATCTGAATGTTTAATTTTACCTGATCTAAATATAAATTTAGTACCAATTACAAATTTCTTTTTAAATTCATCTTCTACTTCTAAAACTTTTTCTAATTTTTCTTCAAGAGAATCAACAAGTTCATAGGCCATTTTATCAGTTTTTTGTGTTATAGGCGTAGGTGTTAATACTTCTTCAATACTTGAATCTGCATCAAGTTGTACAACACCCTCCTTATTATCAGATTTTGATTGTGCACTTAATATATCATGCATTTCACTCAATCTTTGAATTTCATCATCGTCTAAATCTGTCATTATAATAAGGTTTAAATTGTTAATTGTTTGTTAGTGATCTAGCTTCTTCAGCTAATGCATCAACTTCACTTGTAGAAATTTTACTCATCTTAGTAAGATTTTCATTAAAAAGATCTGTTAATTCTTTAAATTTTTCATCAATTACTTCATTAATTTCAGCAATAAGTTCTGCTTTAATTTCTAGTAAATCAGGATTTTCATTTCCTGATTTAACTTTTCCTGCCATTAAAAACAATGTAAAGTCAGCTCCATTTGGTTCACCTCGTGAATTTTTACCAATTCCCACAGGTAATTCAGCACCATCATGCTCCAAATTAGTCTTATTCTCTTTAATCATTGCTACCATAGATTTATCATATCTAGGTAATTTAGCTTTTAATTCTCCCCAAGTATTACCTTGAAAATTTTCAATTGTTGATGGAGTATTTGTTGTTGTGTCAAACACAAGGATTTTACGAGCCATTTTTGTTTTTTGTTTTTTGTTTTTTAAAATAATAAAAAAAGAGGGTACTTTTCAGCACCCTCTTTTAAACTTAACTAATTATTAAAATAATTTTTCAAGTTCTTTGATAGCATTTAAATCTTCTTCTAATGCTGCAACTTTACGTTGTAACGTAATGATGTTTTCTACATTAAAAGTTGAGCTGCAAAAAGCTGCTTTCAATTGTGCGTTAGTACGATTAAGTTCTTTCTTGCAAGTTAACTCTGCATGACTAACTTCTACTTTAGCCGTATCCACTTGTTCTTGGATTTTAGACTCTTCTACTTTTTTAGGATCAAGATTTGCAATTAGCAATTCTTTGTACTTTGGTGTTGTTGATGTTGACATCTTTTTTTTGTTTTAAATTATTAATAATTAGTTGTTTATTCTTTTTTTGTATGGAAAGTTAAAACCATATTTTTCTATATCATGTCTTGATAATTGAATTGCTTCATTACCTTTAAGCTTCCATTCATAATCAGTAGCATCTGATATAAACTCTTCAGCAGGAATAGTAGTAAAAGTTTCAGATATTTTTTTATTTTTTGTATTCATACCTAATTTTCTTTCCATTTGTTCTGCTAATTTATCAAACTCATCCATTTTTCTATTAGTTTTAAGGTTTCAATTTTTTTGTATTTTTTATAAAAATCTGAAATATCTTTACATTCAGATTCTTTAGGTACAAATATTTGTTTTAAACAAGGGTATTTGATACAATTGTTATTACTATACTTAATACCTACTTCATCATTATCGTAAAGCAAATATATATTCTCAAATCTTTTTTCATATCTTGCTATTACCTCTTCGGATAAAGTATATGATTCACTTTGAGGACTAATTGCATTATATCCTAGAGTTGACAAAAATAGCACGTCCTTATAAGATTTTGTTATAAATAAAATATCACCTGTCCAAGGTAAATCATCTTCACCTTGTATAATATCTTCTTTACAATTCATTACAAATCTGAGTTTCTTATTATAAGGCATATAAATTTTTCGTAATTTATTACCAAATTCATAAGAATAAGCAGGATTATATTCGTAATGCCAATAAGAAAGTTCACCATTAATCCAAAAATTATCTAATGGTATCACTTTATGATTTCTTGTTTCAATAAAATCTACAGGTATATTATATTGCAACCAATAGTTCTTATCAAAAGTATTCCAAGACCTTCTTTTTATAGCAAGTTCTGTTAAACTAGATTTTTGTTCAGGTTTCTCTTTTTGTTCTATACCAAAATATGACATTGTTGGTTTATTATTTCTTCGGAGAGTTATACCTAGATCAAAATCATTATTTATTGTAAGAAGACATTCGTGATAAGTTAAATTATATTTCTCTTGTAGAAACCTCCATATAGTAAAAGTACCTAACTTGAAATCTTTAAGGAGAATATTTCCACTTCGAGATACAAAGAGTGAAGCAGAAGGTTCTTTCTCTCTCCTTAAAGGACTGAGAAATGAACCTCCTAACTTAACTCCAGGAATATAATAGCTCCACAAATCCCATTCTGAAACTCTTTTTAAAATTTCAGCCTTGGTTAATTCTTTTGTATAAGCACTATACATAGTTTAAAATGGCAAATCTTCAGTTGCTTCAGCAGTTGTTGCAGGAGCTTCAGAATCTGGTCTAGGTTGTTCTTTTTTTACAAGACGTTCCTGAACATATTTTGAATTAAGCTGACGAGTCAAAGTTGATTTTGCAGGTTCAATACTCATAGACTCCATAAATGGAGGGAAGTTTGAAACTTGTGCATAATTTTTGGTATTATAATGAAATAATACACGTAATTTTACATCAGGTGTGATTTTATTAATTAATGCTGTATTTACTCGTTGAATAAATGCTGCAAAAGAAGCATGATCATCACCTACTAATTGAATATATTCCTCTTCAGTCATATATTTTGTGCAAATATGTTTTACAGCAGCAGAAACCTTATCTGCTTTTTCTGCATCATCATATTCACGTCTATTAATTGTAGAACCATTTGGTTGTACAAATTTAATGGTAGCATATGAATTATCATCAGACAATTCAAAATTACCTTCAATTGTACAATCATCTACTGCACCTACTAAAGGTGCTACATAAGTATCATTTACTTGAACACTTGCTCCGTAACCCATTACGCTGTTATTTGATTGTTAGACATTGATTCTTGATCTGCATTTTCTAATACTGGTTGACCAGGATTATTTGTTGTAGGAATTTCATCTACTAATGTGTATCCTGGTTTTGCAGGTGCACGAGAAGATAAATTTAAACTTCCTAAAATTTGACGAACTTCTTTAACAGAAATTTCAAATCTCTTTGCCATTTCAGGATTAGTTAATCCTGATTTACGAGCTTCAATAAACTCGCCTTTTACAATTTGTTTCATAATTATTTATTTGTTGTTTTATTTTTTAAGGTTTAAATAATTCTTTTTCCAAGTTATTTAATTGAGATAATCTTTTCTTATTCAAGTCTAAATCATCAATAGAATCTATTAATTTTTTCCAATCTACAGGATGTTTAGATTTTTGTTCTTGAATTGTTAATTCATCTTTTGCAATTTGTTGTTCAATTTTGAGAATCTCCATTTCAAGATTCTTTTGTTGTTCCTTAACTTTAAAAGGTAATTCGATAGCAGCAATTACATCTTTGCCTTTGCTAATCAGTTCTTTGTATAAACTCATGGTATTAATAATAATAATTTGTTTCTTCTTTTTGTTTGTTCATCATTAGATTCTTGATAAGAACTTCTATTATGTAATTCATTATTTGAATAAGAAATTCTATTTTTAATAATCATAGCTCGTTCTATACGATTATTATGACGCATGTTAATGTTATAATATTGCATTTCATCTACTATATGTATAAAAACATCACTACTATTACATGTTTCATATGCGTTATATGCACTTTGAGTTATATGTTGTACATCACTACTTTTTTGTAATATTTCACTAATAGAGTTATATTCATACTTTATTATTTGTTTCTCTAATTTATCTACAAACTCATGAAAATTAACTCTGTTAGATGTTAATAAATAAACATCTTTATAAGTAATAAAAGTATTACAACTATTACTTCTATTAACATTATCATAAGGATTAATTTTACTTAATGAACTACTATTACGTATATGATTATAATAACTATCATATTTATTCATACTACTCATAATATTCTTTCATTTTTTGAAAGACAATAGATAAGTCATTAGGTATTTTAACATTTTCAAACATTCCTTCAGGTGATTTAGCTGGTGTTATTTGACCTCTATTTTGAGATCTTTGAGTAATAAAACTATACTCAGCTTTACCATCTTTATCAAATGAAACATCTGTAAATAAAGCTACTGAAACTATGGCTAGAGGATTGTATTTATCTTCTAACAACATTCCAATAAGTTTAACTTTCTTTCCAATTTTGATTTTATCACTAACATCATCATCTTCATGAAACATTAAACATACATTTAAATCACTTCGCATATTTTTACAATATTCAATGATTCGTTGCATATGTACTCCAATATCAGTAAATTTATCAAACCCTTTTTCAGAAGCTCGATTAAAAAACTCAGTTGTTGCTACAAATCCAACATCATCTAATATAATATTTTTAATATGTGGTGCTTTATCATTAATAGCTTTTAAAATATCTAATACTTTATTATAACTGTCTGTTGTTGATATATTTTTATTTTCTCCATTGTAAAGTGAACCAGAACCTTTAAAAGGTAATGGTTTGTTTAACACATTTATAATATAAGTTTCCGCAGGAATTAAAGATTTTACTGACGTACTTTTCCCCGTCCCAGTATCTCCTATCACTAATACGACATTTGCCATTTTTATTCTACCTCTTTAATTTTAAAAGCTTCTTCAATAGAAGTACCAAAATCTACGGCTTCTTTTTGAAATTCAGCTAAAGTTAATGTTTTATCAGTATCTACTAAACGTAGTTTATCTCCAATGTGTTTAATACAATCAGATACTGCTTCATTTCCTGATTTTCCAGATTTGTAAATCTGTTTATCATTTTCATCTTGTACAATACTTCCTTGTACCGTAACTTTAATACTGTACTTTCCTAGTACAGGATCTTTAATAATTCTCATATTGTTTTTTATTGATTTGTAAATAATTCTAATTGTACATAATGAGGATTTCTATCATCCACACCTTTACGCTGAATACTATTCTCTAAAGCCATCATAGCATTACAAGCTATTAAAGCTAAATGAGGTACACCACTTTCTTCATCAATATTTTCACCTGTTAAATACTGATTCATGTGCCTCCATGCTGCATCAGCATACCTAAGATGATTTAAACCATTTGAATAATTAAACTGTCCATACTTTTTAGCACCATGTTCAAAGCCTTTAATGACTTCTCTAATTGCTAATTGTGGTACTAAACTATACCTTATTTTACCACTATCATGTTTTAGGGCTTCCCCTTCTTTCTTCTCGCTCATCAATAAGTCCTTTAAACATATTCATATGAAACTCTTTAGGAAATTCAGTCTGATCACCTAAATACATACTGATTCCTTCCAAATCATCACAAAAAGCTAATTGTAGTTTACCGTCAAAATTTATAACTATAATATAATTTGTTTTTTCATCTTCATCTTCAGGTTCTGAAACTAAATAAATCATTGGACATTTATCACTTTCAGTTGATTTAGAACTTAAAAAATTTAATAATTCAGGAGCACTCTTTTTATCCTCATCATTAAAACTATTAAACAAATCTAAAATATAATCAGGATCATCACTAACATACAACTTAACTTCTCTTTCTTTTTCATCCATACTTTTTAATTCATTATAAAGATTATTTAATTTGTCTAAACAATCTTTTTGTTGTTTTGTATATTTATTTTGATCTTTCATTTAATTCTTTGTATTTAATATAGTCTTGAGGTGTCATTTTAGAAGGTAATTTATGAAAATGATTACATGCTCCATGAAAAAACATATCTAAATTTCTAAAACCTGTACCACTTCTATTTAACATTACTGATAGTTCTCTATAATTGTCTTGTAATTTATTTATATCATATCCTTCATATTCATCAATCTTATATCTATGAGGTGCAAATAATCCAAACATTAAGTTTACATCACGTTGAGTTTCTTTATTATTAGCTAATCCATCAGGAGTAGGTCTTAATTTAGCTACAACAGTATCACCTTTAAAAGTAAATTGTTGTTTTTCTTGTTCAGCAACTTGTTGTTGTACTCCTACAACATGATATTTCCATCTATCACGCATATTTATAGAATATCTTTTACTAAAATTATCTATTGTATGCCATAAATCACTACCATTTTCAGGAGTTAATAAACCATAATGGTCTGTTATACAAATAACATATTCATTAGGATTATTAGGAGTATATGAATCAATTGCTAAATTTGCTTTATCTTTTATCTCTTTGTTTTGTGAAAGTAAATCTTCTTTAGGGATTTTAAACCCTTTTTTATCAAAATGCACACCATTGTTATAAGCATATTCTCGCATCATTTTATAAATACCTGTTGGATTTTTAACAGTATCTTGAATAGTTACAACTTGTTCAAATCTTTCCATTTCTTCATCATAACAATCAATTAGTTTTAATATATCATCATGTAAAATATAATTATCAAAATTTGATCTTAATTTATCAGGTGCTATAACATGTCCATGATCTGTAAAAAGCCTATAACTTAAATATTGACATACAATTTCTTCTTTACTTACTTCTAACGAATTATAAAATATTTTAACATCTAAATCAGTTTTAAATTTAGTTACAAAATGATAAGGATTATAAACATATAAAAATTGAGCTAGTTTTGATTTACCAACTTTAGAAGAAGCAGTACAAATAGCGTACTTTTCTTTTTGAACACCTGGAATTACAGTACCAAGTTCAGGAATTAAACAGAAAGGAATAGAAGTATAACCTCCACCTTCACGTATCTTCTTATTGTCATACAATTCCCTTTTTACTCTGTCAAATATACTCATTATATTCTATTTTCTCCAGTAGTTATATTTAAATCACTATTTTCAAATTCTTCACATAAAGAAGCTAATTTACTTATCTTATCTTTAGATATTAAGTTATCAGCTTGTGTCATATAAGTATATGAATTTTTGTTTCTAAAATACAATATGTAATTCTTAGTTGCATTTAAAATTGTTAATTTACTATATTGAGGATATATTTTCATAAAATCCTTCATTTTCTTTTCAACGTCTGATTTATTTCCTCGTACTGGTGTACCATTTCCTGATTTAACACCTTTAGGAAATAAATTTCTATATTCAGCAACAAATAATGAAAAATCATCTGCTACTTCAAATATAGCTAAACCACTAGCCCTAAGATATACTTCATCGTCTTTTACACTAACGAATTGTAAATCTTCTAGTTTTTTTAAATCTACTTGTAACTCTACACTGTGTTTCTTTTCAGTGTAGAGTAAATACAAGTAGATATATTCATTAGGACTTAAATTAAGTCTTGATAATTCATCAAGATTAATATTAATATTCATTATTGTCGTATTCTTCTGGTAATTCTTCAATTATTGTCTTCAAAGATTCTTCATAAGCTATATTAGCTTTGATTAATTCTTCTTGACTTAATGTACCTGCTTTACAAACATGACAATCAATAGGATTATTATGTTTATCAATTAGTTGTTTTGCTCCAAAACAATGTGCACATTCTTCAATAGGGGTCTGATCCATGTTTTTCTAAATTTAAAATTTTTATTTCGTGGGTTTGTTTGAATAATTCTTTAGAAATTCTATGATAATAAGATTTATCATAATAAAAATAAATACCATCATTAGAATAATATCTTAAAGTAAGACCATATTCTAATTTAATTAAATATCCAATAAGTACAAAGATAATGAAATTATGCATAATAACCTAGTGTTTTTAGTTTTAAATAATTTTCTTCTTTTTCTAATTTAGTTAACTTATTGAATTTCTTTAAGTTTAACTTATCCTTTTTCTCGGATTTCTGAATATTTTTTAATTGCATCTTTTGTTCCATTGCAATAAATCATATTGTATTTAGTGATATTCTCCATAGAAGCATCAAACCACTTTTGTTCTTGTGTACCTAATGTCAAATAAATAAATATATTACCAACAGATCCATCATCCCTTTGACGACCAAATCTTTGAATCATATCCTTTTCCTTACCATAATAAGACATGATAATAGTGTTATCTACTTTTTTAAGATTAGCTCCTTGTTTTAATAATTTAAATGAACCTATTACTGGAATTTTTTGATTATCAAATTTAGTTCGTATAGATTCATTTGTTTTATCAGATTTACTACCATCTAATACATCAGGAGTAACTTTATGTAAAGCTTCTAAACTATTACCAAACACAACTGTTTGTCCTTTGATAGAAGATAACAGTAATTTAATATCTTCTATTTTACTTGGTAAATTGTAAAGTATTTTAGCACGTGCTGCTGAAGTATTTCTAATTCTAAATGTTTTTGCAGTACCTTCATTTAAAAATAAAGCTCTTTTAAACTGATTATCCCAATAATCATAAGCTGATTTTTCGTTAGTTAAAAAAGGTTTATCTTTAGTACCTGCTGTAACACTATTTTTATAAGCATCTAATTGATGATAAATTACAAAGATGTTTAACTTCTTAGTAGTTTCATCATCTACTGCATCATCAAGAGTATATGAAAATACAACAGGACATATTTTATCTAATAAATCTCCTTTTGTAAATTCTTTATCTTCATGTGTATATTTAGTAGTTCTATCAACAGTTGCACTTAATCCTAATAACATCTTTGTTTTATTGTTTAAATAAAACTGAGAATATACAGGACTTAAAGAATCATGTATTTCATCCGCACAAACAAAATCCCATTCAGTATCTTTCCATTTATAAGCAGATTGATAACAATCAAATTGAATGTTATATTTTCTAAGTTTAGTTTTAAATAACTTATCAAACTTTTTTAAATCTACAAATAAATCAATTTCCCTTTGTCTTGTTTCTGCAAGAAATATTATTTTATCTCCTATTTTACAATTTTTTAATACTGCTTTAAAAAAGCAGAATGTTTTTCCCATTCCAGTACTCATGGCTAATGTTCCAACACATCCTGCTTCTTCCCAAGATTCAATTCCTAAATTTTGAATTTCATCTTTTTTATTATTCATTGATCAGTTGAGCTATTACTTTTGCACGTTCAATGTCATTTAACTTTTTGTTTTTCAAAAGTTGTGATACTTTATAAGCTTTGAATTGATTTTCATCAAACAAATCAAGTTCATTTTCATTCAAGAATTTAAGTCTTAATGTAAGATTTTCAATTTCAGTTTTAATTCTATTATTATGATCTACTAATTCTTTTTTAAAATCAGCAATTGCTTCTTGAATTTCTTTTTTACTTTCATTTTTTATTATTATAAAATCTTTTCCATATAAAAAATGTTCATTTTTTATAGGATATACAACACTAGAAGCAGTAATAAGTTTTGTACTCTTATTTAAACTTGTCCAAGAAGTTGTATGAATACTTCCTAATGGAAAATTATGATTAGAGTTATTAGCAATGATTTTAATTTTTTCACCTTTTTTTAAAGTAAAAGGATACTTTTTATTGTCTGTTAACATTTTAATTAGTTTTTAAGTGTTTAATTAAATTTTCGTTCGGTTGGTGTGTTCATTTGGTGTAGTTGTTGGTGGTTGTGGTAATGGCATCCAATGGGTTATATTAAATGCAATTTCAGTTCCTTTCCATTCAAGTGAATGGGTTAATCCTTCTGATGTTTTTCGGGTTGTGTATTCATCTAAATATCCAA